AAGATTGCCAACCGGATATACGCCAATCGGATGGGCAACCGTGATGAAGCTAGTGGTGATGGAGATCGGTTCCACGGGCGCGGTTTGATCCAATTAACCGGCCACGATAACTATTGGCATTTTGGCCAAGCGGTTGGGCAAGATTTCATTAAAAACCCACAACTTGTGGCATCCCCCATGTATGCTTCTTTAAGCGCGGCATGGTTTTGGAAAACCCACGGTTGCAATGAACTAGCCGAAGCGGAAGATTGGGTAGGATTGACTAAACGCATCAATGGCGGAACAATTGGCCTAGATGATAGAATTTCATTAACTAAACGCGCGTTAAGCGTATTGGAGTAACTATGCCTACGAATTTTAAGTTTACCAAGGGTGAAACCAAACACGAAATGGATAAACATTTTGTTGTTAAAAAGGAATGGCAAAAAGAACGTGAACACGTTATGGCTATCGAAAAAGAGCTAAAGAAGCACGAAAAAACCGATATGTCACACGCACACCCACGCCATAGCCCTAGTTCACAACCTAGCGCCGGAATCCCCGCCTTGCGTAAAGGCTAAATACAAATCGGTTAATGGCACTTTGGGTGGCCATTGATCGGTTATGCAAAGGTAATGCAACGTTTTGATATGGGCAAAAACCCATTGTTCAATTCGTTCTTCTTTGCTTAATTCGTTTCCTTGATCTATTTCGTGATGGCACGATTGGCATAGTGCCGCACAATATTCATCACTAGCTTTAATCCCACGGCCTTTGCCCCCATGCCAATTAGAATGGGCCGCTTGGGATAGATGGAAACCACATAGTTGGCACGGGATTGATGCGATTAGCCTTAGAAGGTTCGCGTTCCGCGTGTATTTCGTCTTGGGATATGACTTCCATTGTTTTGAAACGATGCCCTTTGGCGCATTCGTATCTTCTTCTTCTAGTGTTGTTGTCATTTAATCTTGATTCAATCGTTGTTGTTTTTTGATTACAAATGGGGCATTTCATTCATGTGACCTGATTGCTAAACGTTCGGATGCTTCACGGGTGCGCCAAATGTCAATGAAAAGGCGTGCCGCTTCCAATTTATATTTCAATTCTTCTTCCACTTTGATGGCTTTACAAAGTTCATCGTAAAGTGCGGAATATTCACCATCGGCCAATGCTTCACGTTCTTGTGCGGCAATTTGGCTAACGCCATCTTGTAGGGCACATTTCATCAAAACGGCCTTGGCGGATTTTAATTTTAGTTCGGCACCGATCCGGCGTGATTTGGCATCGGCATAAACACTAGCGTTTTCACGGATAAATTGGGCATAACTTTCGGGTGTCATTTCTTCATCCCCCGAACATAAGCGGCAAATGAAGCCGATGTGTTGCCAAAACGCATCTTGTCAAATTCTTGGGCTACTTCTTCCAACACGGCATTGCGGATTTCATCGGATAAAAACTTGGCTTCTTTGGCTAGTTCTTTTTGCTTTTCAACAATAACTTTTAATTCATCCATTTAATACCCCCTTGTTTGTGTAAATTGATAATAAGCAATCAACAATGCTTCCGCACGGCCGTTATCTTTGATTCTTTTAAGTGGTGCCCTTGGAAATAACCGGCAGGCCAATTCAAGGCTTTGTTTCTTGTCAGAATCCAATTTAAGCGCTTTTTTCCAAACCCTAGGGGTTACTAGGTGCCAAGGTGTTTTAAAGCGTTGTGCAAGCGCTAAAGCGGCCCCAAAGGCACTTCCGAACTTAAAGGTTGATGAAACCCCTTGGTTTGGCATGGATGCAACCCATTCAAGGGTTATTTCACAATCATTGCCGTTAAGCATATCGGTGATTTCATCCCATATCTTTTCGGTTTCGATATATTGATCTGTGTGGATCATATCGCCGCAAGCAATGTATTCACCGTTTTGATCGATTGCGCCCCATGCGCCTGAAAAGCCAGGATCAAAGCCTATGTAATATTTCACTTTAATTCCTTAATGCGTTGGGCTATTAACTTTCCGATGCCTTTGAATTGTGGTTCTTGTTCCATTAATTTAACTTGATGGCGAACATAATCAATCCAACCTTGTTTAATTGCTAACTTTGCATAATGTTCTACAAATACTTCAATGTTTTTAACCATAGGTTCCCCAAGGGTGATAAGCCATCACACCAAGCCCATTAACGAAGTTAACTAGCTTCCCCATAACTAATTTTTAAATACTGCACCAAGAACATTCTGAATTTGTGGTATCTGTTAACAAATCCCCTTTTAGTAAACCTCTAACATCACGGGTTGGATGTATTTTGATTAACTTTCTTGGATTCTTGTCAGCAATAAATTTATCTTCAATTTCAATCAATCTTTCTATGTTTTTACGTCCAACAGGGTCTTGTGCCGCCAATTCCCATTCACTATTCCTAGCCAACAAACATGGATAGCATCCAACACGTTTATGCCCTTTTTTGTAAAGTGGATTAATTGGCGCAACAGATAAAGCATCAAATACTTCAGCTTCTAAAAAATCAACAATTGGTAAACGTACTTTAACTTTAGAAAAAATGTTATTTCTGTATTCAGTAGAAAAATCTTGTAAAGTTATTTCATCAAGATCGTTCCAAGTGCAATATTTAGCACCACGGGCACGACTTTCATCTTTACGCATACCCATCCAAATAACGTAGTTTTCATTGCAATAATCATTGTCAATCAACCATTTAGCAAAAGGTTGTTGCTTTAATCGGCTGGTGCAAGATTTTGCAACACTACTAGGGAAATACCCTACTTTTTCAACAAAATCAAAAACATCATCGTATTTGTCGGATTTGGTGATATGGATTTTTATCTTGTAATGATTTTCCATGTCAACCAGATGTTGATTAGTTAATGGATGATCGTAGCCTGTACTTTGATGTACGGCAATTACATTTTCTGATCCATGCGCTTGTAAAGCCATTTGTAAACAAAGTTGGCTATCTTTCCCGCCACTTACTGGAACAATAATTGTTTGCATTATTTGCCGCCTTTTAACATTTTGAATTTAGCCTTTACATCTTCTGGAATTGATGTTAACAATTTAGCTTCTTCATCTAGCTTAACAAGAACTGGATCACGGTCAAATGTGCTAGGTACTGTTTGGTGAACAATGTCAACCTTGTTGGCAATCCATTCAGCTTTAAATGTTGTCCAACCTCTTGAACAACATTCCTTAATGGCATCTTCTAAACTAATCTTTGCCTTATCTGCTTCCTTTTGAATAGAGTTAAGCAAAGTTTGAGTTAAGGGTTTGTTTTTGGCTTTTAGAACTTTTTCAAAATCCATATATATATGGTTATTGGTTATTGGTTTTTGGTTTATGGTTAGTTGCTCATCTGTTGTACAGATGTTTAACACCTGTTCAACATCTGTTGATCGTTTGTTTAACGCACGTTTAATAGCTGATGCTTTTCCTGCTTTAGATTTATCCTTAATTAAATCTCGATATTGTGAAATTTCTAATTCACATCGACTTTGATACCAATATTCGCCTTTCAATTTAAAAAACATATTAAGTATTCCAATAACAATATCTTCATTATTTCTAGCATTTATTTTCATGCTAAGAGTAAAAATATCGTTTGGTAAAGGATTTTCAGTATCGTAATAAAGCCAAAGAAGTTTTAAATAAATGCCTACTTCTTCATTGGTAAGAAATGCGGTGTCTTTTATAAAATCACCAATATGATGCTGATAATAATGCATATAAAACCCAAAAAAAAGGGCTACACCTGCTGTCTCACCTTTCGGCGTTGGCGGACTGGCGCAGTACCAGCAGACAGCATGTGTAACCCTACTACGAGTAACGCCGCCAAGCGTTTCAAAATATTATAAACAAATTATCTGTAAAGAAACCATTCAGGATGTAAAGATTGCATTTGCCATATCCTAGCCTGGGGAGGAGTTTCACCCCATTGGGAAACGGCAGCTTTAGAAATACCCAATATCTTGGCTAATTCTGTTAGCGACCCTGCAAATCTGATAGCTTCTTCTTTGGTAATCATTCTTAAATTATATTTGTTAATTTGTATTAACGCAACAGTTTGAAATAAATACAACAAATTAGGGAAATCACCTAGACAATGGTGGTTAATCTAGGTTAACATTCATCCCATGCCCTAGCAAATCGCATAAGGGTCTTTTAAGAAAGCAAATCATGTATGACAAAGCAACAAGCCAATTTGATCTTAGATCAAGTCAAAGCGGGTATCCATCACCCAATCCTCTTAATCAACCTAGCGTTGACGATAACGGGGGATTTATGAAATTCCATAGAACCATTAACGAAGCGTTTCCAAAAACAATGGAATATGGCGCATCCATAGAAAAGCCACGTTTTACCCGTGCCGAAAAAGCATTAACCATTGTTTATGCCTTAGCCGCATTGGTAATCATGTTTGACCTTTTGTTTTGGAGACCATGAAATGACTAGATACGAACACATTGTTAAGCATTGCGAAGAAGCAATTCAAAACTATCAATTCCAAAGCAAATACGCATTTGAAAGCGGATATTACAAGTTACAAGTTCAATCGCTATGCCAAGAAGTTGAATATTTGCAACAAGAACTTGAATCAACCATTGAACAAATGAAAGAAATAACAAAGGATTTTGTATGAAAGAAATAGCACAAGCATTGGTTAAGGCACAAAAAGCATTTGGCCCCGCATTAAAGACATCTACAAACCCGCATTTCAAATCACGCTATGCCGATCTATCCGCGTGCGTTGAAGCGGTTATAGAAGGTTTAAACGCCAACGGCATAGCATTGATTCAAAACTTATCCGAAAGTGATAACGGCGTTATTGTTGAAACAATGTTTTTGCATGAAAGTGGTGAAACATTGAATTGCGGCAAGTTACATATCCCCGCAACCAAGCATGATGCTCAAGGGTTTGGTTCGGCTTTGACCTATGCCCGCCGTTATTCATTGATGGCCGCTTGTGGCATCGCTCCCGAAGATGATGATGGCAACGCCGCATCCAAGCCCAAAGTAACCGTTTCCCATGTTGATGTTAAAGAATTGGATAAGTTAATTGAAAAGATGCGCCAATCGGAAACGGAAGAACAATTGGTTGCAAGCTATCGCATTGCTTATCAAGCGTGCCACGGAGAAAAGATTTATCAAGATAAAGTTGTTGCCGCTAAGAATGAAATGAAAGGTGCTTTAAATGCAAATACCTGATGATTATTATTTTGAATATTTGGAAGAATTATGCCAAAGGGATTACAAAAGACTGTTAATGCGTGCGCCGCATTGCCGTGATCCCGAACACCCTGGTTGCGAAGATTGTGAGGAACAAGAATGATGGAACAAAGAACGGATGAATGGTTTAACGCTAGATTGGGCAAAGTAACCGCAAGCCGCGTGGCGGATGTGATTGCCAAAACCAAAACCGGCCCAAGTGCAAGCCGTGAAAACTATCTAACCCAATTGGTGTTAGAACGCCTAACCGGCAAGCAAGGCGAAAGCTACACCAACGCCGCAATGCAATGGGGAACGGAAACAGAACCAATGGCCCGCCAAGCCTATGAATTGAAGCGTGGTGTGTTTGTTGATGAAACCGGATTCATAGATCACCCAACGATTGAAAATAGCGGCGCAAGCCCCGATGGATTGGTTGGCAATAAAGGATTGGTGGAGATCAAGTGCCCAAATAGCGCCACACACATGGAAACCATATTAAGCGGCAAAGTTCCGGCCAAATACATCCCCCAAATGATGTGGCAAATGTCTTGCACAAAGCGTGAATGGTGTGATTTCGTTAGTTTTGATCCAAGATTCCCCGAAAATCTTCAAATCTTTGTAGAACGAATTACATACGATCCAACCTATGTGAAGATGTTAGAACTAGAAATTACCCAATTTTTAGATGATGTTAGTAAGAAAGTTGAACTATTAAGGAAATTCAATGGCTAAGTTAATCAAAGAAGTAAGCGTTATCACCGGTTCCTACACCAATGCCGATGGCATGAAGAAGAATCGATACACACGGATTGGATCAATCATTGAAACCCAAAACGGGCCAATGTTGAAGATTGACACTATTCCGTTAAAGGAAGGCGGATGGGATGGTTGGGCATACATGAACGATCCCAAGCCCAAAGATGATTACGCGCCCAAAGCTAACTATGCGCCCCGCCAAGCGGCCAAAGCTAGTTTTGAAGACGAT